GCAATAGCAGGTGGTACGATTATTGGTGGATATTTATCCAGTCAAGGTCAACAAAACGCTGCCAATACACAAGCTAATGCAGCGCAAGCTCAACAAGGCAATTTATTGGCTGCTGGGCAACAAGCCTCACAGCAATTTACCCCTTATGCTGGTGCTGGAACTACTGCTTTATCTAACTTAGCTTCTAATAATGCGTATTTCAACAAACAATTTACTAATGCTGATTTAAACGCTAATTTAGCCCCTAACTACGCATTTATGCTTGGTCAAGGTCAAGGCGCTACTATTCAAAATGCTAACGTAGGTGGTGGCGGTTCTAACGTCAATTTAGCTAATCAGCAATTTACGCAGAATTATGCTGCAAATGCTTATCAAAACGCATTTAATAACTTTCAAACTCAACGTGGCAATATTAATGCTATGAATATGAGTGGCTCTCAATTAGGTCTTGCTGGAGCTACTGGTTCAGCTAATGCTCAATTAGGTACTGCAACAAACGTAGCGCAATTAGGTATTGGCGCTGCTAATGCTCAAGCTGCAAGCCAAATTGCACAAGGCAACATCTATGGTGGCGCTGCTAATACTTTAGGCGGTATTGCTTATATGGGCGCACAAAATAATTTAAGTCAAACGCAAAATCAACTAAGTGCCGGTGGATATGGCAGTAATGCGGTTAGTAATTTTATGAATAATCCGTCTACTAATCCAAATTCATCTTCATTTATTGGCCCTCAAATAGCTTAGGAATAATTATGGCAATTTCAACAGGCTCAGTTTCAGTTCCACAATTAGGTGGCGGTGGTGGTATCAATTCAGATATTTATGGCAATAAAGAAGCTCCTAAAGGCATGAGTTTGCCTGAATTAGTAGAGCTTAGTAGAGGTAATATTGCTTTACAAAAAGAACGAGCTTTATTAGAGCCTGGAATTGAAAAAGGTAAAGCTGAATCTCAAACTGCTCAAACTTTAGCTAATACGGCTAAATTAGAAAATTTATATAAACATCAATCACAATCCAGTCGTGATTTGCTTAAATTGCTAAATCAAAAAGAACCAATTACTGCTGACAATATCCAAGCTCATGTAGTTAAAACAATGACTAATGCAGGTGCTACACCTGAAGCTATTAATGCTGCTGTAATGGATTTACCAAAATCGGGTACAGATACTGAAAATAGAGCTTTTATTGCTCGTCATGCTACTAATTCTTTAACTTCTGAAGCGCAATTAGAAAAATTATTTCCTGCATCACAAATGGTATCAACAGGACAACAAACAGTTCCTACTGCTACAGGAAGTGCTTTGGCTTATGTACCACCAGGTACTCAACAAGGTCCTGCTATTCAACAACAACTTCCTCCTGGAACTCCATCTGTTGCACAGCCTGGAGATAATTCTGGATTGCCTCCTGGTACTCCTTATTTTATAGGACCACAAGGTCAAGTTCAAACAGGTCAAGCACCTCAAGGCGGTCAAGCGCCTCAAGGTGGTGTTACTCCTCAAATGATGGGTCAACAACAAGGTAGAGTAGTTTCAGGATTATCACCATCAACATCTACAAATATTGAAGCTGGAACAAATTTAATTAATAAATCTAGAACTTCTGCTGGTTTAGTTCCTAATATTCAATTTACTGCAAATCAAGCTATTAAATTAGCCGGTGAAACAAATGTTGGTAAAGGCGCAGAATATGTAGCTGTTTTACAAGGTCAAGGAGTTTTAGCTCCAGGAATGGATTGGACTGGAAGCGCTGATAATTTTAATAAATTAGGTCATAATTTATCGCAACAAACTGCATTGCTTTCACAAAATCCTGCAATTGGTGGAGTTATGGCAACTACTGACCAAGGAAGAAATATTGCTGGTCAAATTGCTGGAACAACACAATGGACTAAAGGTGCTATCCAATATACATCTAGAGTTAATAGAGCTTTAAGTGAAGCTACTTCTTTATTTAATAAAGGAGTTAATAAATCACAAGAAATTAGTCAAAATAATCCTATTGCCGCTAATCAATTTCAAAATAAATGGAATGATATTTTAGATGTAAATTCTGTTCGCTTAATGGATGCCTATAAAAATAAAAATGATGACCCAGAAGCATATAAAGAAGTTGTTAAAGAATTGGGTGGAGTAAAATCACAAGTATTTCAAAATGCACTTAAACGAGTTGATGAAATTAATAATTTGGTAAGCAAAGGCCAATAATGAGTGATTTTATTAGTTCTTCTGATTTATTAAAAGAAGCCAATTTACTAGAAGGAGTTTCTACCCCTTCTGTACTTGGTTCGGGTAAAAATGTTCAAGTATCTGGATGGACAGAACCAGAAAAATCAATAAAATTTGATAAAACTCAAAGTTATGGAACTCCTACAAAATTATTAGAAAATACTATTCAAACAGAAAGTTCTGGTAATCCTCACGCAGTAAATCCTCAATCAGGAGCAATGGGTATAGGTCAATTTATGCCTGAAACTGTTGCTATGTTGCATAAACAAGGAATTGAATTTAATCCATTTAAAGCTGATGAATCTAGAGCTGCAATGGATTATTACATTAATACTTTAGCCAAAAAACATGGTGGAGATTACACCAAAGCAATGTCTGAATATGGTGGATTTAAAACTAAAGACCCATCTACTTATTTAGCAAAAGTATTAGAAGGTGTTGATAATACTGGCCATGACAAAGATTTAATTAAAAGTGAAATTTTACAAAAAGAAGCTGAATCATTAGGAATTCCTGAATCAGAATTAACGCCAAAAGAAAAATTAACAGCAGGTCGTGTAGCTGGTTTAGTTACTAGGGGTATGACACCAGCAGTAGTTGGTGCAGCAGCAGGTCAAACTTTAGCAGGACCAACAGGTGCATTAATTGGCTCTATGGCATTACCAGCAGGAGATATTCTTAATACTGGTGTTAATGCAATTACTGGTGGAATTAATAGAGCTACTGGCGCAGAAATACCTCAGTTACAAATGCCTAGTGGAATGGTTCAACAATGGATGACTAAAGCTGGATTACCTGTTCCTCAATCTACTGCTGAAAGAATGATTGAATCAGGTTCTGGAGCATTAGCGGGAGCTGGTACGCAAATTCCTGCAATGTCTAGATTAGCTACTACTGCTATTACTCCTACAGGAAGAAGTTTAGCTGGTCAGCTTTCACAAGCTCCTGTATCACAAGCTATTGCAGCTCCTATATCTGCTGCGGTAGGTCAAGGGGTTGCTGAGAAAACAGAAAGTCCAACAGCCGGAATGGTAGCTGGAATGGCTGTAGCTGCTCCTTTTGGATTTAGATTAAAACAAGAGGCTTTAAATGCACCTAAACAAGAATCATTAATTACTGAAGCTAAAAATTTATATAATCAAGCAGAGCAATCTGGCATTAGATTTAATACAAATAAATTTGCTGATGAAATGTTTAGGGCTGGGCATGAATTAAGACAAGAAGGATTTACACCTAAAGCATACCCTGGCATTGATTCTGTTATCAATGAAATGGCTAGAACTGATGTTCCTAAAGATTTTACTGAATTACAGGCTATTAGAAAAATGATTCAAGGCCAGCAAAAAAGTGCTGACCCAGAAACTAGAAGATTAGCCGGTATTTTAAAAGACAATTTTGATGATTATGTATTAAATGCCCCAAAAGACCATATTACTGTTGGCGGTGATAAAGGCATGAAATTATGGCAAGATGCTCGTCAAACATATAGCAAGCTAAAAAAAGCTGAAATATTTGATGATATGCTAGAAAATGCTCAATTAGATAAATCTAAATTTACAGCTTCTGGAGAAGAAAATTCTCTTGCAATGCAATTACGCAATCTTTCTAAAAATGATAAGAAAATGCGTACTTTTTCAGCAGAAGAACAAAAAGCTATTAAAGAAGCTGCAAAAGGCGGAACTATTCAAAATATGCTGAAATTTTATGGCAGATTTGCTCCTACTGGTCCAGTTAGTTTAATTCCATCAATGGGTGGAATAGTTTTAAATCCTTATATTGGAGTTCCAGTAACGGCAGGAGCATTGGGTTCAAGATATGCTGCAACTCAATTAAGGAAAAATGCAATTACCAATTTAGCCGACATGATGAGATTAGGCAGAGCGCCAGAAGTTGAATCTAGAATGTCTAAAGTTCCCGCTACGGCTTTGCGTGGTTTATTATCAGGTATACCAGAAAGTAAATAATATGGATTGGCAAGCAGTTATCAACGTAGTAGGTGGGGCTTTATTATCCACTATGGGCTGGTTTGCCAGACAACTTTGGGATTCTGTACAAAAACTTAAAGAAGATATTAAAAAGATTGAAATTGATTTGCCAACTTCTTATGTTAAAAAAGATGATTTAAACATTCGATTTGACCGAATAGAGTTGTTATTAGATAAGCTGTATGAAAAGCTAGAATTTAAGCAAGATAGACGGCATGGCGATTAATCGAACACTTGCTACTTCTTTAGTCGCTAGTGCTTCAGTCATTGTAGGAATAGCAGTTAATGAAGGTTATAGCGGAACTGCTTATAAAGATACTGCTGGTATTGCTACTATTGGATTTGGTCAGGCTGATGGCACAAAATTGGGTGATACAACAAATCCAGTTCGTGCATTGGTTAAGTTAGAACAAAGTGTTGATGAACACGCTAAAGGCATGGTAGCTTGTATTCATGTACCTATTTCACAAGGGGAATATGATGCTTATTTGGATTTTTCCTATAATGTTGGGGTTTTTGCTTTTTGCACTTCAACTTTAAATAAAAAATTAAACGCAAAAGATTATTCTGGGGCTTGTGCTGAATTGCTTAAATGGAATAAAGCTGATGGAAAGGTATCAAACGGGCTTATAGCTCGCAGAAAACAGGAGTTTGATAAATGCTCGCAACCTTAAATTTAAAAGCCATAGGCATTGTTTTAGCGGTTTTGTTAACATTTAGTGCTGGCTGGTATGTGGAACATCTTAGATTTGTAGCTTACAAAGAAACCGTTATTTCTGCCGGCAAAATTCAAGAACAAAAAAACAAAGATATTGCAAAGCAACAAGTTTTAATCAATGAAGGAATTAAACATGATTATCAAAACAAGCTCAATTCTATTAACGCTATGTATGCTAGGATGCGCCAATCCAATAGCGGTGCAATGCCCTCCCCTGGCTATTCCTCCATCACCATTAATGGTATCTCCTACGACCCTATATCTATTGCCCAAGACTGCGCTTTAGAAACTCAAAAGCTCATCAGCCTTCAAGAATGGGTGCGTTCCCAAGTTAAATAGATTTCTTTGTTAAGGTTAAAGCCAGGTCAATAGTGTATTTAAGCGCTTCCCATTGGCCTCTTTGCATCACTACAGGAATAAGCTCAAGTTCTGCATTTAATGTAGCAAACTTTTCTGATAAATATTTGCTCATAGCTTCTTCTTGTATTTTGCTTCTTTTAGTTTTTTTCTTCATATAAGTTGAATTAATGGCTTTGTGCTTTCTTTGTAATCCAAAGCTGCTTGCCAACCTTGAGTCCACAAAGTTAAAGCTGTAGATTTTTCATAAAAGAAGTTTGGGTAAAGAGCAAAAAAAGCCTCTTCACAGTCATCAGTCGGCACTTTCATATTGCCACAAAAAGGGATATTTTCATCTGTCATTATTATTTTTCCAAATTTTGTATAAAGCAAATTCCATTATTGCAACAAAAATAATAGTTGCTCCTAAAATTACCAATATTTCTTTCATTTTTTGCCCCAAATTTGATAAGAATTCCAAGCTACAACTCCAACATAAATAATATTGAGTATTATTAATAGCAATGGGTATAGCTCCATCAAAATAATTCCCATAACAAATACTAAAATGGCTTTAAAAATAAGCGTTGAGTTAATACCAAATTTGGTAAATAACCAATTCATTACAGGGTTTAATTCAACTACATTGTTTTTAAGGATGTGTTCTGTAGTAATAACATCGCCTAATTGCAAAATAGATAATGACATTACTAAGTATTCATATTTCATTGTTCTGCCCAAATCTTAAAAATAGTTAATAAAATAAATATCCAAGTTGCTATACCTGTTATGCAAAAAAATCCCTCAAGCAAATCAAATAAATTAATCATTTTTAACAATCAAGTAAATGGCTAAAATAAACAAAACCATGACAATTATTACAAAAATCATGGCTATATCATCCATGATTAGCAAAACTTTTGTGATATTTGTTTCTAGCTTCTTGTGCCACTAAATCAGCTAATTCAACATCTTTGAAATTACCAATAAAAATAGTTTTTTTATTTACTTTAATAGTAACAACCCATTTTTTATGGGTTTTGCACCAATGTACATTTTTAAAACCTGATTTATTATTTTTTTGAATTTTTTTGTTTTGTCCATTTTCAATAGTTGATGCTGGTCGTAAGTTTTCTATTCTATTATCTGTTCTAATGCAATTTATATGGTCAATTTCTTTTGGCAAAAAACCATAATGCATCATAAAAACTACCCTACTTTGTGCATAACTTTTTCTATTAATTTTTACTTTTTTGTAACCTCTAGAATCAATATACTTACAAATTGAACCAGCCTTTACATTTTTAGCAACATCAATTTTCCAATACAAGTTGCCATCCTCATATTGAAAAATTTCATGTAAATATTCTTTTGTAAACATATTACATTTTCTTTTTTACAATGCCGGCAGCTCTACGCAAATCGTGAGAATGTAACTTTTTGCCTACTGATTTAGGTACTTCACCAGCTTTTTCAGCTACTTTAGCAGCCACTTTTCTAGTTACAATACGGCCATTAGAAAGCTCAAACTCATGCTTTGCACCTTTGGCCTCTTTGCCAGCCATCTTTTTAAGTTCATCATGGCTATAAGCTTTTGACTTAGCCACAATGACTTTTCCAGACTTTTC